TCCGTGGACAGATTTGACTATCGCTCAAGTTCTTATGAAAAGAGAGGATGTTACCTTTGTTACGATTGGTGATGAACTTTGTCAGCTTCTTGAGGCTGGCTGGGAAGATGAGCGAAGAGTTATAACCAAATCCGGCAAATGGTCTATTAGAAGAACACTCGCATTTCTAGATGAATGTGATGTTGTTGTTGGCCCTGAGACTGGGGTATTGAATGCGGCTTCAACTTTAGATTGTCATAAGGTTGTGATGCTTTCTCATTCTTCTAAAGAAAATCTTTCCAAACATTGGAAAAATACGACGACATTGGAACCGGGCTTGTATGAAAATTTTTGCTTTCCTTGTCATAAAATGCATTATGGATTTGATACGTGTAATAGAGACGAAGAAACCGGAGGAGCTATGTGCGCTGTACATATTAAACCAGAGAAGGTAGCGGATGCTATCTTGGAAAATCTTAAATGAGTACATATTTAGTCTTATGCCAAGATATGGCTAGGGACGTAGGAATTCCCGGGACAGGCCCGTCTTCTGTAACATCCACCTCCTTGTCTGAGGAGGAGAACTCAGTAGTTAGATACATAAGAGATGCTGATCAAGATATTCAGTCTAGGTGGTTTGATTGGGGATTTTTATGGTCAGAAGCTGATATAACTGCAATCAGTGGAACTTCTACATTAACAAGTTCTAATTCTGGGTTCCCTACTGACTTGGGTAACTGGAAGTTAGATTCTATTGTTTGGGATAAAACTTCGGATAGTTATCAAATTTTAGAATATGAAGAATGGAATGCATATAGGGAAAATTATAAATACGGAACAATAGACTCTGATATTCCAGAGATTTTTTCTATAAAACCTGATAATAATCTTGATTTATACCCAACTCCTAATGCAGCAACAGTTGTTTCTGCTGAATATTGGGCAACCCCTACTGTCTTGGCTGCAGACGCTGATATTTCTGCGATTCCGCCTAGATTCCATAAGATTATTATCGCTAGAGCGAAGTTGTATTATGCTGAGAATGAGGATGCTCCTGAAATAATGGTTGGCTCTTTGTCAGAGTTTGAAGATTTGTTAGATAAACTAGAAGCGGATCAGCTCCCAAGACAAAAGAATAGAAGGTTCTCTTCTGCGCAGGATATGTTTAATTTCGTGGTGCGCCCGGAATGAGCAAATTAAGAAATAGGGATATTCGACCAAGTAGATTTCAATCTACATACTTTCCTTTTGAAGGGGGAGTTAATATGGTTGATCCTTCTCTTTCTTTGGAGCCGGGAGAATTAGTATCTGCTGATAATTTTGAGATAGACATCAGAGGCAGATATAGAAGGTTAGATGGTTACGAGAGGTTTGATGGGCAAACGCTGCCTTCTGAGATATCTTTTTACAGAATCCCCTTTACTACTGGATATGCTAGAGATTCTGTATTTGATATGGCCTTTAGCACTGCATTTGATATGCAAATTCCTTCAGTGGGAGACTTAGTAAAAGGGGAAACTAGCGGAGCAATAGGTTCTGTATTAAGTGTTAGTGTCGAGGATATAACTGGTGATTCATCTTCCGGTTCATTTTTTCCATTAACTGCATTCTCTACCGCTTTTAGTACGGCGGAATTTCGCGCTTCAGGTAGAGATGGAAATGCCGAGGGGTATGTGTATTTTGTGATAAGAACGGGTACGCTTCAGGATGGGGAAATACTATTTTTTTTAAACAAGGATAGCGCATTTGGCGCTGCATTTAATGTGGAGTATAAATAATGGGAACACCAACAGCATTAAGAAAAACTAGGGCAGTTTTAACTGGTACTAGCTTTGCTGATAATACGACAGGCGCTATTACCGCGCAAATGGTTAGACAATTTGCTGAGTCTGGGATGGGCGGATATGCAACTATATATTCCCCAGCGGGGACGCCAGCAAGTCAGGCAGTGGCATCAACAGCAACAGCAACTATAGATTGGAATGCTGATTCAGTTGGGGCTAATGGCTCTGATGATACTGGTACAGTGTCCTCAACAACTGTAGGAACGGATGCTGATTTCGCAAACGACAGGATCAGGATATACGATAAAGGGTTCTTTATGGTCAATTTAGGTGTAAGTTTTGCTCAGACCGGAACGGACACTGTAATATGGACGTTTAGGATTGCAACTCAGGCTGACGGAGGTTCGGTAGCATATCCCGGCTATGATGCGGCAGTTCAAAAAGTCGCCGCTACACTGGATAATATGGCATCTGCTTCTGGAATAATTGATACTACTGGACATACAGATTATACGGATGTTCTTGCTCAAGTTAAGAATGGTCATGCAAGTAATTCTGAAAATTTCCAGATGCATTATGGGCAATTATCTGTATTTAGGGTGGGTTAATGGGGCTTCTTGCCACTGCCCTTTCTTATGGACCTCCCGTATTGAGGGAGATTTATGACGGGTCTACTATTGTTGCTGAAGCACGAACAGCTATAGAAGATCAGAGAAGTCTTATTCAAGTAGTCCCCGGAGAAGGGGCCGTTCTTGGTGTTTGGGTTTTTAATGGTGATGTTTACGCTTTTAGAAATAAAACTGGTGGTGCTAGCGGGGGGATGAATAAATCTACCTCTACTGGATGGTCGGAGATTGATTTAGGAACTGCATTAAATTTTGATGCTTCAGTTGTTTCTGGAGAACCTGTCCCGGGTGATTCTGGAACCCCTACTACTATAGTGGGAGCAGGAGGCGCTCAAGGAGATTTAATGGGAATCTCCTATTATGGAGATTGGTCTACTGGGGCAAAGGGGGTTATGGTTCTCACCAATATCACTGGTACATTTGTAGATGATGAAGACCTTAAAATGCCTCTGTTGGCGTTCGATAATGGCTCTGTAGAAATTAGTGAGGGAGACTCTTTAGAAGGAGGGACTTCTGGAGAGACAGCTACGGTTACAAGCATTACTATTACAAGCGGGACAATTGCCGGGAGTGATGCTGCTGGATATATTTCAGTAAAAGATAATAGTGGAACTTGGACAGATGGAGAAGATATACAGTTAAGCGGGATTAAATATGCAGAAGTTAATGGCTCTTCCCAGCCTGCTGATGTTGCCGTTGCTTCTGCTGATGGAACGCAGTACTCCCAATCTCTCACGGCTGGCGGTAAATATGAATTTGTAAATTATAATTTTCGGGGTGAGACCTCCGGAGCTTCGATGTATGGAGTAAACACAGTTGGTAAAGCTTTTTCTTGGGATGGAACAACTTTTATTCCAATCCAAACCGGGATGGATACAGATACTCCAGAGCATATTACAGCGCATCAAAAGCATTTGTTTCTTTCATTCCCTAATGGCTCTATACAACACTCTAGTATTGTCGCGCCAAATAAATGGAGCGCTATTAGCGGAGCAGCGGAGTTAGGAATCGGGGATAATGTTAGCGGTTTCTCTAGTGAAGTTAATAATGTTATGTCTATCTTCACGAAGAACGATGCTTATATGTTATATGGTACATCTTCTGCTGATTGGGAACTTAGGAAGTTTCACGCAGGAGCCGGGGCTATTCCTTATACTCTTCAAAAGATGGATCAGACTTTCTTCTTGGATGATCGTGGAATTACCTCAATCTTTACTGTGCAGTATTTCGGAGATTTTCAATCTTCTGTTGCATCGGATAAGATTGATCCATATATTCAATCTAAGAAAGATAATGCTATTACCTCTATGAGGGTTAGAGGAAAGAACCAGTATCGTCTTTATTTTGACGATAAGACTGGTATTGAGATGACCTTTATAAATAAAAAGAATCAGGGGTTAATGCCATTTACTTTGAGTCATCAGGTTAAGTGTTTAGTTTCTGCTGAAGACTCTGATGGTTTTGAGGTTTTATATGGGGGCTTTGATGACGGGTATATTCGTAGAATGGATTCAGGGACAAGTTTTGATGGTGGTACTGTATCCTCTTTTGTGAGATCAGCTTATTATCATTACGAAACTCCCGGTTCTAGGAAAAGATTTAGAGAAGTTGGGCTGGAAGTTAATGCCGATACTTCAACAACTTTAACGGTAACCCCCTCATATGATTTTGGTGGAACCTTCAGCCCTAAGACGTCTCCTATATCTAGCTCGTATGAAGTAACAGTTGCGGCAGATCAATGGACTGAAGCTGACATAAGTAATAGTAGCACTGGAGTAACAGTGGTTGCATCTGAGAGAGTAAAAATAAACGGGATAGGAACGAACATGGGATTAATTATTAGTAACAGTTCTATATACGATAAGCCGATAACTCTTCAAGGGGCTATTGTAGACTTCACACCCAGAGGAGTTAGGAGATAAATTATGGCATATGATTATGGAATGGGAGCGCCTCCCGCAGGGTACACATGGGAAAGCGGGGGAGCGGATGGGCCGTTCTTGGCGGCAATACCGGGATATGCAGCTAAGGCTGCAGCAGCAGCTAAAGCCGCTGCAACTACAAGTTCGCCGGTTACCGCAAAAGCTGCCGCCAAGAAAACATCAGTATCTTCTGCCGCTCCAACAACAGCAGCTGCGACTAAGAAAACATCAGTATCTTCTGCTGCCCCAACATCATCGGGAACAACATCAA